AGGTCAATTAGTATTTGATTTAGAGCCTAACCAATTTATCGCACCAACATTATTTGAAGTGATGGCTGTAGATGAAGAAGATGATCAGATAATATTAAAACCAATAGGTGATGTAGGTAATTATACTGCTATAAATGGTTACGTATATTTTCCTTTAAATAGATATTGGTTTGTAGTAAAATAATAATAACAAATAAATAACACACATATGAACATAATAGAAATAACAGCGCTCGTAGTAGCATCAATGGTGATAGGTGGATTTATGTACCAAATAATATTTAAAGAACAATAACATATGAATAGCGATAAATTAGAAAAAATATGTGTTGCCATTAACATTATAATGTTTGTTGGCATAGTAGTAATGAGTGTAGTTGCTGGCGTATACCATTTGGTACGCTAGTGACTGCGTGTGTATATATACGTACTGTGTGATGTGGTAATATAGACCACGTGCGTTGATTTCCATATAGTGGTACGTATGTGTTGAGGTGAGGGTCGATTAATTTTTAGATATAATATAACTATAGCAGGTCGATGTGTATATACTTATATAAATATATATATTGAACCTACCACACCTACAACTTAAATCCAATTTTCACTATAGCCATTTTGGCCAAAAATCACAAGTCTCAACTTGTAAGAAAACTAAAAAAATTTGTCTGTCGACAAAATATATATGTATATATCAAGAGCCTAACCTAAACTTTGTTTAACCAAACATTTTTATTATATTCAGTAATATGAAAGTATTTGTATTCACATTATCAATGATAGTATTTTATTTACTTATAGCATTTATTACCAGCAATCCATATTTACTAACTTGGCATTGGGGAGTTAAGTTAGTTTATGTGTTGTTGGGTTTATATACTATAAATAAATTATCAAAAGGTACAAATATATAGGTATATACGTATAGTAGGATAGTATATACTCTCGTCGTCTAGGGGTTAGGACGCGTCCCTTTCACGGATGAAACGGCAGTTCGATTCTGCTCGGGAGTACTATATATGTATATATGTATTAAAGGGGTCGACATGGTTTTGACAAGTGGTAAGAGTTCTTTGAAATGCAAGCCGTGTTAGCATTGGAAACACGATAATCACCTATGTACAATTTAAACGACAACGTTTATAACTCTGAGGATATGATGAGTATCCCAACTTCTATTACTCGCTTAGCGGTAGTAGAAGAGGCTGAGTTGCTATTAGCAGCTTAACCAAACGGGTTATTGTAAACATCACCTAGGAACAGAAGGTTTACTAAAAAGAGTGCGTTAACTAGCTCATAAAACACAGTTAAAAAACCATTGGTTGTTAGGTTGACGATGGCTGAAGAACCAACCGACTGTTTGTTTGTTTAAAAAAATAAACTAAGCTTGTGAATGAATTTCAATGAGCCATCATTTGGACGAGGGTTCGAATCCCTCCGACTCCACAAATGTATCTGAGACGCCTCTCTTTTACCCGAATGAAGCGCACCTGATCAGATCTTTTCTGTAGCCAAGCTGGGTAAAGCAAGGCTACTTTTTGGCGATTTTTTGGGAACTTTATATATTTATGATCAAATTAATTAATTAAAATGAAAAAATCTGATTTAAAAGCACTTATAAACGAATGCATTCACGAAGTGCTAGCTGAGGAATCAGCTGATAAAAAAACTAAAGCAATTAGAGAAGCTAAACGTTTCTTAGCTGAAAATGAACTAACTGAAGCTGATCTTTTAGAAGGTGACTTTTTAAAGAAAATTGCTGATATAGCTAGACAAACTTTTGGTGTTCCAAGAACTTCAGATAAAAAAACTTTTGATGATGCAGTTGCTAAATTAAAAGCTGAAGGTGCTATTGATGATGCTAATATTAAGGCTATAAGTGATACTGCTAAATCATATGCTTATATTGGTCAATTAGAATTTGTTCCTAAACTTAAAAAATGGGCATTTACAGGTAAATCAGCTGCTCCTGCTACGGGAATGGGTGGTCTTCAACCTGGGGGTGCTGGATCTGCAGAATAATTTTAAGATATAGATAAAAAAGAGCCGCTTTTTAGCGGCTTTCTTTTTCTAGGATATATTTGTTTAGTTCATTTAGTGAATCAATTCCTTTCTCACTAATTTTATCTAATACGTCATTTATTGTGAATTGAGATTCAACTACTACTTTTAGAATTTCATCTACTTTTTCATTTTTATTTTCAAATAGTTTAACAAATTCCTCAATATTATTTGAATTCCAAATTTGATTAGTTAAATCAGTTATTTGCATTTTAAAACCACATTTAATCATTAATTGTTTAAATTGTTCAATAAATGATTGATTAATAATAATATAATCTTTTGTCTTAGATACATCAGCTGATATTACATTATTTTCAATAAGCATAATTTCATCTAAAGTTAGAATATTTTCAACATTATCAGTGATGGTTTCTATTTCCTCTATAGAGTTTAGGAGATCTAATTGAAAAAACATAAATGGATCTTTACTATTTTCAATTTGAGTTTTAATCATACTTGCTTTCATAACCTTTATTTTTAATTATTTATATATCTAAATATAAATATATACGTCTTAGAAGCCAAGCCTTTTGTTCTTTTTTCATTTAGCTTGCTAACCATAGATATTTATAATATATTAACATATAAATTATTTAAAAACAATTATGAAACAGTTTATCATTTTACTTACTACAGTAGCAGTATTAACATCATGTGGTTCATCAACTGGTGAAGCAACCGCGGTTGACACCCTTAAAACCGACTCAGCAGCATGCTGTGCGGACACTGTAAAGGTAGTTGATACTTTAAAAGTAGATACTACAGCAGTTAAAAAGTAATTATTAGTAAGTAAATTAGAATTGCTTCATATTTATAGTTTTTTAAACTGTTTATATGGAGCAATTTTTATTTTAAACATAGAATATTAAAAATTGATTGATTGTTCTTTAAAAACATTTTTTAATACTTTTAACAATGAATATTAATAGTTTATTTAACTTATTTAACAACGATTATAATGATCCACAAAATGATGAATCATCTTTATTAGTAGATTTTTCTGAACATCCTCTTTATTGGATAAGTGGATATAATAAAGTTATTAGTAATCATAAATTTTTTACTAGATATACTGCTAAAATGTTTAAAGAAATAGATCCTGAGTTGGATTTAGAAGAAATTGAAAAAGTAGGTGAACAATTAATGTTTGATAAAGCTTGGAATTATATTAAATATATAAAAATAGATAATCTATTTCATGTTGACTGTTTAAAAACTAAAAAATCAGATGAATTCATTGATAATTTAATTATGACTATTAAGTTCTATGAACCGCTGGAGGAATATGAAAAATGTGCTCATTTAAAAAATATAGAAAATAAGCTTAAAGAATTGTCAACCTAAGTTTGGCTTGTACGATTTATAAAGTTATATTTTGAATACGGGTTTTAAGAAAAATTAATAAACATAAAAAATAAATGTATGAGAAACAGAGAAGCAATAATGAAGAAAATAGATAGTTTAGAGACGAATGTTAATAAACTGAACTTCGCGTTAAATAAGGGTGATAGAGAGTTATATAATGAAACATTTGATAAATTGATGGAACAGATTAGTCAACTTAGAACATATGTTGAATCTGAACCTATCACTGGTAATGAAATGAATCAAATCTAAAAATCAAATAAATAAAAGTTATGAAACAAACAGCTGAACAAATTCAACAAAACTGGGAGACCTTTATATCTTATATAGATAAACACATCTCAGAACCCAGAGCATCTAAATTAAAAGAATTCTATAATACCTACGCGGAACGTATTATGTTGATGCCTGCTTCTCATAAAAAAGAGTATCATAATGCTTTCCCAGGTGGTTATATTGAACATGTAAATAGAGTTATAGAAGGAGCTCTTAAATTACATTCATTATGGGAAGACTTTGGAGTAGATAGTTCTACATATACAGTTGAAGAAGTAGTATTTTCAGCTATGAATCATGATTTAGGTAAAATGGGTGATACAGAAAATGAAGCTTATTTACCTCAAACTGATCAATGGCGTAAAGAAAAATTAGGTGAAGACTATAAATTTAATGATAAACTTGAATTTATGTCAGTTCCAGATCGTGGCCTACATTTACTTACTCAACATGGCATTCCATTTACTAAAAATGAAATGCTAGCTATTAAGTTACATGATGGCTTATATGATGAAGCAAATAAACCATATTTAATGACTTGGATGCCAGAAACAAAACCACGTACTTCTTTAATTTATATTATTCATCAAGCAGATTTAATGGCCGCTCGTATTGAATTTGAACGTGAGTGGTTTCCAAAATTTAAAAATAGCTTGCCTTCTCAAGAAAAAAATTATACATTGAACACGAAACAAACAGAAAAAAAGACTCCAACTAAAACTAAAGCTTTAAGTAATATTAAAAGTAATGGTTTAAAAAATGTAATGGATGATTTTTTTAATAAGGAATAAAAATTAAATTTTAAAAATAAAGGTTGTGATTTAACAGTCACGACCTTTTTTAATTTGTAAATTATGATAATAACAATTATTATTTTATCTTTAATTATAGTAGTATTATTATTTACTACATATAATTTACTTAAAAAGAATGAAAAATGTGAAGATGTAATTAAATCATATGAAAATTATATGATTAATTTATCTAATACTATTGAATTTTCTAATAAAAAACTAAAAGAAGTTGATGCTAAAGGAACTTTTGATAGTGATGATGAAATAGGATTCTTTTTTAAAACATTACAATTTTTACAAGAACAATTAAATAATTTTAAAGTAAGCTAAAATGTCAAAAAATTACTTTACCCAAGAAACTGAAAATGCTATTGTAGCTTACAATTTAAATACTAATCCTGAAGAAAGAAGTAGAATTTATAGTGAAAAAATTCATTACGCGTTTTTTAAATTAACCCAAAATATCATTCATACTTTTAAATTTTATTATACAGAAGTAGAAAATATAGAGGATTTACAACATGAGATAATTACATTTTTATTAACTAAAATACATTTATTTGATCCAAGTAAAGGAACTAAAGCATATTCTTATTTCGGTACTATAGTTAAACGTTGGCTCATATTATATAATGAAAATAATTATAAAAAACGTGTTAATTCTTCTCCTATAGAAACTCTTGAAGAAGATAATTCATATTCTTACACTATAGAGGAAAATAACTCACCCAGTGATAAATTATCTCATAATGATAAAATAGCTTTTTTTACAGATCTATTTGTAGAGTATTGTACTAATAATATATATACTTTATTTCCTAAAGAAATTGATGCTAAAATAGCGGATGCTATACTTGAATTATTTAGAAAACGTGATAGTTTAATTATCTTTAATAAAAAAGCATTATACATATATATTCGAGAACAAATAGATGTTAAAACTCCTAAAATAACTAAAATAGCTGATAGATTACATTCTATATTTAAAAAAGGATATATATTTTATTTAGAAAATGGATATATAAAATTTTAATATTTTAAGTATTTATAATAAATACAATCTTATGGATAGTTTAGATTCTAATATTTTTGGGGATAAAAAACTAAAAGATTTATTTCAAGAAATATACACTAATCAAAAGAAAAAAGAACGCCAAATATCAGCTTTAATTGATGAATTAAAACCATTAGTTGAAGATATAGGTGATGCTACTTTAGTTGTTCCTCTTATTAAAGAATACTTAGAAATAGGTGTAAAAAATGATGAACAATTAATTAAAATGGCAACTATTATACAACGTTGTTTAACTAATAATACTACTACTGAAAGTGGATTTAATATATCTGAAGAAGAAAAAGCTCAGTTATTAAATGATATTAATAAATTAGGTGAAAATTTAAATTCTAAAGATAATGGCTAGAACAAATTATGGTTTTAGTGGATTAAATAGTAATCTTAATTCAACAGTAACGGGTTTATCTAATGCTATTAATAAAATGGCTTTAGATCAAGAAGATCTTTTTATAGCTGTTAGAGTTAAACAAATTGTATTAGACGATTCTCATCCTAAATTTGAAGAAGTAGGAGGATGGACAGGTCTAGGAGCAATATTTTACACCCCTGTAAAAGGTCCTCAAAATGTTTCTTCTTTACCTGCATACCCTAATTATGTTGGAGTAAAACAATACCCTACAATAGATGAAATAGTTTATTTACTTCCATTACCTGGGGATTTAAATAAAGATAATAATAAAGTAAGAAATTATTATGTAGGAGGAGTTAATATATGGAATCACCCACATCATAACGCTTTCCCAGGCAATCCTAATGTCGCTCCATCATCTCAACAAAAATCTTTTGATATGATAGAAGCAGGAAGTACAGCTATTGTTTCTTCTGAACCACGAGAAATTAAACTTGGAGATACATTTGTTGAAAAAGATAATGTACATCCAATTCGACCATTTGAAGGAGATTTAATAGTTGAAAGTAGATGGGGTAGTTCTATTAGATTTGGAAGTACCGTTAAAGGTACCCCTAATGATTGGTCTGATGATGCTACTAGCAAAAACGGAGACCCAGTAATAATAATAAGGAATGGACAAGGTCTACCTATAATTGATCCAGATACTGGAGAAGACATTTCAAAGGAAGCAGCAATACCTATTGTTGAAGATATAAATAAAGATGAATCTTCTATTTATTTATCTAGTACTCAAAAAATAAATTTACAAGCATCTAGTACAGATTATACTAGTTATAAGAATTCAAGTACTCCCCCCACAGCTACTAATCAATTTGCAGGACAACAAATACTTATAAATTCTGGACGATTAGTATTTAATACTAAATCTGATCATATCTTATTAAGCTCAGCTAAATCTATTAATTTAAATTCTAAAGAATCTGTTAATATAGATACTAAAAAATTTGTTACTCAAGCAGATAAAATATTTTTAGGTAATGAAGCTTTAGCTACTGAACCATTATTATTAGGTAATACTACAACTCAACTATTAAGAGATTTAATTTATGCTGTTAAAGAAATAACATCTACTCTTCAAAATTTAACATCTACACCTGTAACTGGACCTGGTCAACCTGTATTTTTTCCTACTGCTAGTTTTGAAGCTACTAAAGCTCTTGTATGTTTAGAAAGTTTAGAAAAACAATTAGGATACAGTAATGAAACTTGTACTATAACATCAAAACGAAATTTTACATTATGATCAATATAACAGGGAGTATAACTAATATAAATGAAAATATAGATCCTCAATTAATACAAGAAAATCTAGTTAATAGAACAATTGGTTTTGCCTCAAAATATATAACAACTCCTTCTTTATCACCAGAACAAATTAATCAGATAACTTTAAAAAATATTAAAACTAAAGAAATATATAAACTTGGTTCGGATTTAGTACGAAATATTATTAAATAAATAATGGCAAATAATACAGTAGCTCAATTAATAACTAAAAAAGCTCAAGAACTAATTACTTCTTTGACTCCTACTTTAGCTCAATTAATTAGTGAAATAGGCATACAAAATATAAATACACCTACTATACCTAGTTCTTGTTTACCAACTGAAAGACTTAATCAAATATCTGAAATTAGAAATAACATATATGGTAAAGTTAATTCGACAGCTGATCTTTTTGTTAAATTAAGTAAACCAATAGGCACATTAAATACAATAGTTACAACTACATCAGCAACATTAGCTACAGTTTCCACTCTTAGAAAAACTACAAACGCGGCTATAGCTCTTATTCCTCCTCCTGCTTCTCCCCCAGGAGCAGTAATATCTGGATTAAATACTTTAAAAGATGTAGAAGAATTTTTAAAACCTAAAATAGCTGTAGCTCAAGTAGCTATATCAACTATTTCGTTAGCATTAGATTTTGCTAATGAGATTTTAGCTAAAGTAACAAAAATAATTGAAATTATAGATCAATATTTACAAAAATGTTTAGGCACACCGCCCCCAGAAAAAAATGAAAATTTAACTAAAGCTATTAATGATTATAATCAAACTCTTATACCTAATACTAATACTCAAATATATAAAGGATTTATATTAGAAATAGTTGAAGAACCATACTCTCCCACAGTAAATAGGAGACAAGCTGTAGCAAAAAATCCTAGTGGAATAGTTTTATTAAAAACTCCTTTATCATTTACTACAACTTCTCAAATATTGATAGAAGAACTTAAATTAATAATTAATAAAAGTGATTTAAAAGCTTATTAATATAATATTTATAATAGATGAAAACTGATATTTTAAAAAATCTCATTAAAGAGGCAGTAAAAGAAGCAATAAATGAAGAATTAAAAGACATTCTATTTGAAGCCTTTAAATCAGGTAAACAACCTATTAAAGAATCATATATTCCTTCAGATAATAAAACTATATCTTTTACCTCTCAAAATGTTCCTAAAAGTCCAATAGATACTAAAAAGGCATATATGGATATTTTAAATGATATGTCTCAAGGACCTAAATCAGGATTTAGTGGAGATTTTAAAGTTAATGGACCTATAAATACCATGTCTGAAGGTAGTTCTTTACCTGATGGACAATTAGGTTTAGATCAAATAATGAATTTAATTAAAAAATAATGGCATTTGGAGCTAAAAAAATATTTCCTATAGATCAAAGACCTAGTACTGCTGTTGGTATATCTATCCCTTTTAATGCCCCAGGTGTATTTTTTTCAACGTATACTACAAAAGATGCTATCAGAAATAATTTATTAAATTTTTTTCTAACTAATAGAAATGAAAGATATCTTAATGTTAATTTTGGGGCTAATTTAAGAGCATTTCTATATGAACAAATAACCGCTGGTTCAATATCAAATCTTGAAAATAATATAGAACGTTACATTCAAGCATATTTTTCAAACGTTATTGTAAGTAATTTAGATATAATACAAGACCCAGATAATAATGCTATAACTGTTCAATTATTTTATAGTATAAAAGACACAGGTATAACAGATCAAGTATCAATAACTTTTGAATAATGGCAGTTAATAAAAATATAAAATACATAAATAAAGATTTTAGTGAATTTAGAGCTAGTTTAATAGATTATACTAAAACTTACTTTCCAACAACATATAATGATTTTAGTCCTGCCTCTCCAGGTATGATGTTTATTGAAATGGCAGCATATGTTGGAGATGTTTTATCATTCTATTTAGATAATCAAATCCAAGAAAGTTATTTACAATATGCTAGACAATCAAATAATTTATTTGAACTAGCATATATGTTTGGTTATAAACCAAATGTAACTGGGGTAGCGACTGTAGATGTAGATTTTTATCAAAAAATTCCATCTAAAATATCTGGATCAACATATGTACCTGATTTTAATTATAGTATATTTATTGAATCTAACTCAACAATTGTCAGCAATACAGGTATATCATTTTTAGTAACAGATGCTGTAGATTTTTCAACATCAAGTTCATTAGATCCTACTACTATATCTGTTTTAGAAGTATCTAGTATTACTAATGAACCTGTTTTTTATTTACTGAAAAAAACTCGCAGAGCAATATCCGCTAATATTAATACTATTAATTATTCATTTGGTAGTCCTGAAAAATTTAAAACTATAGAATTTAACATTAATAGTTTTATTGGAATTTTAGATTGTATTGATGGTGATGGAAATCAATGGTATGAAGTAGATCATTTGGGTCAAGAAATGATATATGATTCAATTAAGAATACATCTTTTAATGATCCTAATTTATCTCAATATAATGATACTCCTTATTTATTAAAATTAAAGAAAATACAAAGAAGATTTACTACTAGATTAAGAAACTCTAATACTTTAAGAATTCAATTTGGAGCAGGGACAACAAATGATGTTGATGAAGTAATAATACCTAATCCTGATAATGTTGGTATAGGATTATTATTTGAACAATCTAAATTAACAACTGCTTTTTCTCCTTCAAATTTTCTTTTTACAGATACCTATGGAATAGCTCCTTCTAATACAACTTTAAGTTTTAGATACCTATCTGGGGGAGGAGTAACTGCTAATGTATCCTCTAATACTTTAAATAAACTTATAGGTACTTCAAGATTTTTAAATATAGGATTAAATGGAGCTTTAGCTCAAAATGTTTTTAATTCTTTAGCTGTAAATAATCCTAATGCCGCGTCAGGTGGTGGAAGTGGTGATACAATTGAAGAAATTAGACAAAATTCTTTAGTTAATTTTTCTTCCCAATTACGAAATGTAACCCAAGATGACTATTTAGCTAGAACTTTAAGTCTGCCGTCTAAATATGGAGACATAGCTAAAGCATATGTTGAACCAGCTAAAATTCAAAACATGATGCCTGGGACCGCCCCAGGAATTTTAGATCTATATATATTAGCATACGATATAAATGGAAACCTAAATTATGCTTCTCCAGCTTTAAAACAAAATTTAGTTACTTATTTATCACAATATAGAATGATAAATGATACTATTAGTATTAAAGATGCTTTTATAATTAATATAGGAATAAACTTTGATATTATAGTATTACCTAATTTTAGTAATAATTCTGTTTTAAATGATTGTATAAGTGCTATTCAATCATATTTTGTTACTAGTAAATGGCAGATTAATCAACCTATTATATTAAGAGAAATATATATTCTTTTAGACAAAATTGAAGGTGTACAAACAGTTAAAAATATAAATGTTGTAAATAAAGTAGGAGAATATTTAGGATATTCACAATGGGCTTATGATATTTCTGGAGCTACAAAAAATAATGTAATTTATCCTTCACTAGATCCTATGGTATTTGAAGTTAAATATCCTAGTGTTGATATTCAAGGTAGAGTAGTACCTTTATAATAATATAAAAATGGCTATATATAAAATATTTCCAACTCAAGACACTACATTATATTCTTTATATTTAGAAAGAAATACTGGATTGGATGAAATTATAGAAGCTTCTCTTGAAGTAGGAGCTTTTATTAAACCCGCTCCTCAAGCTAGTAGATTCCTAATTCAATTTTCCTCAGATGAAATATCTGACATTATTAATAATAAAATAGCTGGAGTACAATGGCAATCAAATTTAAGATGCTTTACAGCTAATGTAACAGCTTTAAATTATAACACTACTTTAGAAATATATCCTATATATCAACCCTGGAACATGGGTACAGGTAGATTTGGATATTTACCTGAAGTAACAAATGGTACTAGTTGGATTTGGAGAGACTACCAAGGAGGAACTAAATGGATATCAGGTAGTTTACCTCCTAATGTCACTAGTTCATATACTTCTCCAGCTAATATAGGAGGAGGAACATGGTATAATACGTACTCAGGATCTCAAACTTTTAGTTATTATTCGGATAAAGATTTAAATATTGATGTAACTAATATAGTAAATGCTTGGAATAGTGCTTCTATAGATAATAATGGGTTTATTGTAAAACAACAACAAGAATTTATTGATAGTGAAGATCTTCAACCTAAAATAAAATACTTTTCAGTTGATACTCATACAATATATCCTCCCTGTCTAGAATTTAGATGGACTGATGCTACTTTTATTACTAGTTCTTTACCTACTATTAACATTAATCCATTTGTAGTAACAATAGGAGATAATCCTGGGACTTTTTATTTAGACAGTATTCAAAAATTTAGAGTATATTCAAGACCTGAATATCCTGCTAGAACTTTTTCAACATCTTCATATTATATTCAAAATTATTATTTACCTGTATCTTCTTCTTATGCTATTAAAGATTTAGATACAAATGAATTTGTTATTGATTTTGATTCTACTTATACTCAATTATCTCAAGATGAAATAAGTAGTTATTTTACATTATATATGAGTGGTTTACAATCAGAAAGATACTACAAAATTCTAATTAAAACCACAGTTAATGGAACTACTTTAGTTTTAGATAATAATTATTACTTTAAAATAATTAATGGATAAAATATGGAAAAAGTAAATTTGATTAAAACTTCATATGATAAAAATCAATATGAAAAAGTTATAGATAATAAATTTTCTCAATTAGCTAATACTACTATTTTAAGAGAAACTACACCTACTTCTGAACAACAAAATTTTGACATAGAAGAATTTTTTAGTAGTTATGATGATTTGTTTTTTAGAATTCCTAAATTAGGTGAAGTTAATTCTCATGAGTATCTTATCAAACGTAGTACAGAATATGTTGGTTCAATTTTAACAAATGATGAAATTCAAGCTTTAATTGATGAAATTAATTTATTGCAACAGCAAAATTTAGAACTTAACCAACAATTAGTTGAATTACAAATATCTGGATCTAGATAATAATGGAAGAAAAAATAGTAAATATAAAACCTGTTGATCCTGTTTTTTTTCAATCTCAAAATTATTCTGTAGCTGATAGAGATTTACTTTCTTCATTTACTTCAACAACAACTTTTAATCCAAATGAAGATTATATAGAATATTTTGTTTTAGATTTAAATAAAAAAGTTTTAAGTGGAAATGTATATGGATTTCCTAATTATAGAATTATTGATGATAATGTTGTTGTTGATCCTCAAAAAGATTTAGAATCATTTTCTTACACCGGAGGAAAATATTATACTGTTTATAATTTTTTAAAACTAAAATTAAATTCATCTCCAAGTAGAACTTTTTATATTCAAGAAATAAGTATTGATCGGACTGAATTAAGATTAAATACGACTACTATACCTAATGAAGATATTGTTAATTTAACTCAAGAGTTTGAAAATCAAATAAATACTTCTGTTCAAAGATCGTATATCGATTTTTATTTAAATTTTGGTAATAATGTTAGAATTATAGCTATAAACATAGCTTTAGATAATACTAACCCTGGAGATCCAACTGTTTTAATTAAATTATACGAACCTTTACCCAGCGAATTCACTTATAACACTCAGTGTTGGGTTGTTGAACAAGTAGCTAGAACAATAGCTTATCAAATTGAAATTACTAATGTTTTTAATTTTGAAGATCAATTTAATTATTTACAAGGTCCTAATTTTAATTTATCTATTCAAGATCAAATTAATAATTCAACACCTTATTATAACCAAACTTCTTTACAACAAAATATTTCTACTTTTGGATCTAGTAGTTTATTATATCAAATAAATAGTCTTTTAGCTGAAAAAGGGATTGAAATAAGTATTGATTACTCAAAATATTCTGACTTTATTCATTTCTCTTCAGCTCAAACTAGATTAGAAAATTTTTATTATAAATTATCTTTAATAGAACAATATACTGCTAATAGTAATATATCTCCTTTAACCTCTAACCCATATATTTCTGCTAGTCAAAATATTTGGAATGATAAAATAAATGAAATTATAACTAATTTTGATGGATATGAATATTATTTATATTATAGTTCTGAAAGTTATGCTTGGCCTAAATTAAACTCTACCCCTCCATATAGTAATTATCCAACAACTTCTTCTATAGTTTTAACTTGGCTAGAAAATCAGTCATTTTCAGCATCATATTTTGATTCTGAAAATAAAGATGCTTTAGTAAATGCAGTCCCTGATTATTTAAGAGATGATCCTGAAAATGATTCTTATTCATTATTTGTTCAAATGGTTGGGCAACATTTTGATAATATATGGATTTATTTAAAAGATATTTCTAATAAATTTGACGCTGATAATAGGTTAGATTTTGGGATATCAAAAGATATAGTAGCTCAAGCCATTAGAGATTTAGGATTAAAAATATACCAAAATAATTTTTCTACAGGAGACTTGTATTCTGCTTTATTAGGCTATACAATATCTGGAAGTAATTTAAATATACCCAATATTACCGGATCTTTACCTGTTCCATCAGGTTCAGGTTTAGAATATATAAATACAGTTATAACAGCTTCTAGTCCTAATGCTTTAGAACCTTTAGATGATATTAATAAAGAAATATATAAAAGAATTTATCATAATTTACCTATTTTATTAAAGAAAAAAGGTACTCCTGAAGGATTACAATTATTATTGAATATATATGGTGTTCCTGAGACAATATTAAGAATAAATGAGTTTGGAGGTAAAATTACTAGATTAACTAATGATTGGGATAATTTTGTTGATCAATTTAACTATGAATATTTTACTACTAGTTCAGGATATGTTGAAGTTCCTTTACTTATAGCTTCAGGCTCTGGATCTGGTTCATTTAATGAAATTACTTCATCTTTTAGTATAGAATTTAGATTTAAAACAACTGGTATACCAACTGATCCAAATGCTTATAATCAAATAATAGCTTATGCCCCAGAAAATGATTTATTATTAGCTTTAGAATATACAGGATCTGGTTATATTAGTGGATCATATAGTGGTTCAATACCTGATCCTTATAACACTTGGGGTACTTTAAAATTTATTGAGTTATCATCTGGTGCTTCTTCTAGTTTATATTTACCATTCTTTAACGGTAATTGGTGGTCAGTTATGTATAATTTTAATGATGAATTTAATTGGATTTTAGAAACAGGTTTCTGGGATGATAATGGTATATGGATTAGTACTGAAAATTGGTTAGATTAAATATTTATAATTAAATGGCTGTTTTATACGCTAAAAATAAAATTTATACTGGATATGATGGTAGTGATATAGGGTTTCAAGCCTCATCTAGTGTCTTATCTTTAGCTTTCTCTACAGTTCAAAGTGGAAGTTTTTATTTATCATATTCTTCTTCTTTAAATATAGCAGGAAAAACATACATCCCATTTTCAGGATCTTTTCAAGAGTTAAGATTTTATAAAATTAATTTAAATGAAGATAGATTTGATGATTATGTGATGAATCCTTACTCTATAGAAGGAAATCAAGTTACTGGTCCTCAAAATTCTCTAAATAAATTAATTTTTAGAGCACCATTAGGAACAGTTTTAGATAGTGGTTCAAACACTACTCGAACCTCTATCCATCCCTCCATCTCAGTTATACCCCCAACTCAATCTTTTACTATAAATAACATTAATAGTAGTAGTGTTTATTATTTATATGGTTCACATTCTTTTAATCCTCAAGTAGAAGTAATATATCAAGATCAAGCTAGTGTAGGAATAAAAAACTCAGTAGCTGAAAAAATAAGAATTATAGATATGATTCTTCCTTCTGGAAATACTTTATCTCCATATATATCTATACAACAAACCTCTCCATTAGGGATAAATTTTACAAAAGATGTAAATTATGTTGAAGCTGCTTTTTCTCCTCAAGATGAAGTTAATGATGACATTATAGCTCAGCTTGGAGATTTTAATGTAGGTAATTACATTGGTGATCCAAGACAAGTATCATCTTCTTTAACTTATTATCCTGATTTTAATAAATTAAGAGATGAATATTTTTCTAAATATATTCACAATTATGATTTGTGGGATTATATAAGATTAATTAAATTCTATGATAATTCATTATTTAAAATGATTCAAGATTTTACACCTGCAAGATCAGGATTAGCTACAGGTATTGTTATTAAACCTACATTGCTAGAAAGATGTAAATATCCATTACCTCAAGCTACTATAGAAAGCGAAATAACATTTGTAGGAAATCCATTAACACCAACATTTAATACCCCTTATTAATGTCAGTTAAGAATATAATAATAACTAGTTCTATTAATAGTTTACCTACTTTATCATATGGGCAAAAAACTTATATTCCTTCAACAGATTATCAATCTTTTCCAATTGTTAAAGTTATTGGTGAATACGGATTAAACTATAGATTTGGAATAACCCAATCATTTTCAGAATCTATAAATACCCCTTCAGGTAGGGTAACTTCTATCAACAGTGTTGGATATGAATTCATTGATGGTCAATTTAAAGGATCAACTTTTGTAGCCACAGATGGAGAATTATCTAGTGATAATCCATTTTTAGAACCTAATAATATATTATCTAATTATGTTACTGTTTTATATTTTGATGATACTGTTAGTTTTGGCGCTCCAGGTCCTGCTATAACTCCTCAAAGTAATTTTTTAAACCCTAATACATCTCCAAATTCCGGAGAAATATACTTATCTATTGTTAGAAGAAACTATAATATTGGAGGTATATTAACTCCTCAATATAGAGTAGAATATCTTAAAATAGCAACAATAGATAGTAACGGAAATGATAATGTTCCATCTTTACAAGGTTTACAAGATATTTTTATACAATATTCTAATGGAAATATTAGACAATATAATATAACTAATATAGTTCCTGGTCCTGATTATTACTTATTTAAAGTAACTACAACAACTGCTTACACTTCTGTAGATTCTAGAAGATTAAATTATAATGTTAGTGCTTCAAATTTATTACAATTAAATTTTGGCCCCTTATCTTCTTCTATTATAACATATTTAAATACTCCTACACCTATTAACCCACTAGGATATTTAGATATTAATACAGGTGTATATACATTGGGAGACACCCCTAATATACAGTTAGATTTTACTGCTAGTACAACTGTTTCTAGTACTACTTCAGCTACAGTTTCAGGATTTCTTTATTTAATGGAATATCCTAGTTTAACTCCAACACCTATAGGAGAACAATTCAACTCAGTAGCCTCACCTTACAATGTTTTAATTACAGGATCTTTTACACCTATAGAAGGTCAATCATATGCTTTAGTGTTTGCTAATTTTACTTTAGGTCATACTGCTTCATTAAATTTTACTCAATTTAACATAACTCAATCTTCAATAGTTTTTCCAATATCAGGAAACCAAGATTTAGTTATTTTTTCTCCTTATTTATCTCAAAATTTCTTTTATAATGATTGGAATGCTTTATATGGTAATGCTGATGGATTAGAATTTGATCAAAATTTTATGAAAGTATTATATGATACTGGACAAGCTATTCCTACTAATCAAGAAGAAATTTTATCTGGATCAGCTGAAAGAGCACCTGTTAAACCATATAATTATGCTTTAAAAGCTCAAACATTGCCAAGATATGAAGGTGTAAGAACATATCAACAAAATGAAAATAAATGGACTGAAGGAGATATAGGTTTTGGAAAAGAACCTTCTGTTAAAACTGGTATAACATATTTTATTTATTTTTCTCAAATATACAATACTTATCCTATAGTAAAAAATAAAACCGGATTTACTATAAAATATTTAATTGATGAAGAAGGAAATGTTTTTACCCCAAATTTAAATTCAAGTGATTATTATAATTTAATAGATTCATTTGAAACTGGAAAAAAAGCATATGCTTCATTGTTAAATAGCTTAGCAACTAGTGATATCAATTCTCCTCAACTTATAAAATACTCAGGTATCTCATATAAACCAATTATATATGCTATATCAGCTTCAACAGCTAATATTGTTGATTGGACTAATACATTAGATTTTATTAATCTAGAAGGCATGATAGTACCTTCTACTCCTCCAGACTATGGATTTTATAGAGAAGCAGCTTTACCTCCACTTATACTAACTCCATCTAACCCAGTTGCAAATATTTTTGCTAGTGGTATAGAGTCAGGAATGGGATATGACATTCAAAATGGATGGGTAAATTCACTTCCTAATCCATATTATGAATTTAATGGAGTTCCTTTAACTTCTGTTAATATACGAGCAGAAGTAAAACCAAAAGGTTCAGGAACTGGAACTAGTACAATTCGATTAGAAATATGGTATAAAAGAGGAGGAACTGATACTTTATTATCTACTAGTGGAGACATAACTTTTGGAGCTTATTATTCTTCAGTCTTAGCACAAGAGAACAATTTTTATCCACAACCTAATGATCAAATTTATGTTTTAGCTAGACTTGTAGGAGGAAGCAGTGTAACACTCCAGTTTGCTAATACTGTTAATTATGATACCTCTTTAAAAATAACAACAAATGCAGCTCAAAATACATCAGTCACTGCTCCTTTTTGGACAACTGGATCTTCAGTCTACAATAATTCCTCAGCTTCTATATCATTAACTAGCTCAGTTTCATTAGGAGTAGCTCTTCAAGGAATGTATAAACAACAAGATATTCCAAATTCTGGATTTGAACCTATTGAATTCCCATCTTTAATTCTTCCTGGAGATGAGATTAGATTTGAGTATGATGAAGCTACTGCTTATAGAATAGTAGAAGTACTACCATCATCATCTGGAACTGATCCTTTAATTCTTTTAACTTTAGATCGACCTTTTCCAGTATCCCCATCCATAAATATAAATCATTTTATAATAAGAAGACCTGTAAAAGATTTCAATTTAACACTAGACACTACCCCTACAGTTACTGATTTTGGATTTTTATTTCCTGAATATCCAAGTGATAAAGTAAATAATAACTTACAAAATATAATAAAAAATTTAAATGAAAAAGGTTTACTCTAATAATATTTATAATAAAAATCAATAAAAAATGGGATATCTTAACAATGCAGTAATAACAGTAGACGCAATCCTAACAACAAAAGGAAGAGAGTTATTAGCTAGAAATGATGGTACTTTTAGAATTACTCAATTTGCTTTAGCAGATGATGAAATAGATTATACATTATATAATCCTAACCATCCATCTGGTTCAGCTTTTTATGGTGAAGCTATTCAGAATATGCCTTTACTAGAAGCGTTTCCTCAGGAAACTCAAATAATGAAATATAAATTAGTTACATTACCTAGAGGAACAGCTAAGTTACCGGTTCTTGATTTAGGATACTCAGCCATAGTAATTAAACAAGGAGCTCAACTAGCTATTACTCCTCAAACTTTAAACTATTTTGGAGGTAATACTTTTGAAAGCTCAGGATATACAGCTACAATTTCAGATGTTCGGTTAATGAGTACATTTGAGGGAGTAGGTATAAATACTCCATCCGCTCAAGCTCTTAACTCTACAACAACTTTAGGTACTAATGTATCTAAAACAGTTGTTGGTACAACAATAAATTTAAGAGCTACAACTGTTAATACACTATTTGGATCTAATAATCAATTATATGCTACTTTAACTGTAGAAGGTAGAGATAGTGGCGCTAGATTAACAATTCCTTTAACTGTAACTAAAATATTATAATAAATAACATATGTCATTCAATCGTTTATCTCCAGAAGATTTTGTTGTAAGTTCAGACTCAATAACTGCTGTTTTATGGTCAGGAGGAATATCTTCTTTAAGTGCTAGTTATACTTCTTCAGTACAAGAAGGAGGCACATCTGGACTTTTTTATCTTAATGTATTTCAAACACAATCTGATGACGCCTCAGCTGCTATTCAATTTGCTATAGCATATGGTAATCTTAATGGTAGTGGAAGTAATTTTTACAATAATTCTGTTATAGGAGCTTCCCCAACAAGAACTACTTATGGACAATATAGAAATTTAATTATCGGAGATGAAAATACAAATTTTGCTTTTGGTAGTATTACATCTTCAGAATTTTGGGCTATATCTGTTGATAGAACACGTTATAAACAAAGTTTATTCCCTGGTTCATTATCTTTAGTTCTTTCAGGTAGTAACGGTTATATAACTTTAACAGATAATAGTCAAGTAGCTACATCAATAATATTTAATGATGCGGGGAGAGTATTTCAAATAGTTAGTGGATCTCAAGGTTTAATATATACAGGAACAAACAATAATGGATATAGTATAAATTCAGGATCATACGGTTGGTTTTTACCAGATATTGGAACAATTTTATTAAATCCATTAGCATTATCAGAATCTATAGGATTAGCTTCAAATCAAACATATAATTCAGATGGTTTTAATTATAGAAGATTATATAACGCTATATTAGGAGGTGGCAGTTTTCAATTAAACAGCCAAGAAAATATTTCAGCAGATTATATATTTGTTAGAGCTAGAAATGCTGAATTTAATTATTCTGAAAATCCTAGTTATATATCTGGAAGTACAGGTGAATTGATATATAATAATTTTATTAATAATCCTCAAACATATGTTACAACAATTGGACTATATAATGATAACAATGAGTTATTAGCAGTAGCAAAATTGTCAAGACCTTTATTAAAAGATTTTACTAAAGAAGCCCTAATAAGAGTTAAATTAGATTTCTAAAATGAATGGGAGCTTACAAACAATTTTTAACCACAGATGTAATTGTTTCTCCATTTGAAGTACATAAGGAATTTGATTTTTATGGAACTTCTTTAATAGATCCTAATGTTGGTATAGAAAGACTTTTAGGTAGACATATAACTACCCCTACATTTGATTTAACAGAGCCAGTTACAGGTCAATTAGGATCTCAATATCAAAGACTAGTTTACCATTCTATTAAAGAACTTTATTATACTAATTATTTAACCTGTAGTTATGGAGATTTAGCTAATAGACCTGTTTTAATACCGGGAGTTAGTTCAAGTGGAGACGTATTAATAGGATCAGCTAGTTCAACAAATTATTATAATTATCTTCAAACTGATTTATCTTATCCTAAATTTTTTCCTACATGGTCTAATGCTACTATTGGTGTAATTTCTATTCCTGTTAGATTATTTGGAGATTATATTGAACCTTATTCTTTTACTTTATCTATAGGTAATGGAACTGGAAGTTTAGTATTGACAGATGATGGAGAAGGCAATATTTTATTTAGTAGTAGTAGAGTTGATAATGAAATAGTGGGTAATATATTTTATCCTCATGGTATAATAACCATAACTGGTAACCCTAATGTTTATAGTAGCTCATATACATTTACTACATCATCAGTTTATGGCACAGCTGTGTATGGAAATGTTAATAGTACTTATGGTGGTTTGACTCCTTTTTATTTAGAATTATTAGCTTTTATTACTTCTTCTAACATAACATGTTCATTTAATAGTACATATACTATTTATGAAAACCAATATAAGTGCACCATAAGAGAAAATGAATTTAATTATACTTTAAATCCAAGTACATTTACTAGTAGTCTTTCCGGATCTGTTTTAGATATTAACTTTAATCTTTCTCCATGTGATGTTACAGCATCACTAGCTACAGGCTCTACTCTTATTCAAGGGATACCATATGATTATGTTAATCAGTTTTATTTTTCACCATACATTACTACAATAGGTTTATACAATGAAGCTCAAGAATTATTAGCTGTAGCTAAATTATCTCAACCTTTACCTACCTCACCAACTACAGATACAACAATATTAATAAATTTAGATAGATAGAATTTATGAAAAATTGGTTATATGAAAATAAAGTTATAGAAAAATTAGAAGATTTTCCAGCTGGTACCTACGGTTTTATTTATAAAACTACTCATTTACCTACAGATAGATCTTATATTGGTAAAAAAGTACTTTACCATAACTTAAAGAAAAAATTAACTAAAAAAGAACTAGCTGAACAAACAGGTCCTGGTCGTAAATCAACTACAAAAACAATTTCAAAAGAATCTGATTGGAAAACATATTATGGTTCTGCTAAACCTATTTTAGATATATTAAAATTAGGTAGAGAATATGAATTTGAACGTGAAATACTACAAATAGTTTATAATAAAAAATTATTAACTTATTATGAATGTAAGTATTTATTCTCATTAGGTGTTTTAGAAACTCCATCTGATTATTATAATGATAATATTTTAGGTAAATTCTTTAAAAAAGATTTTATACCCTTAAATTAGGGCTCCTAGATTATTATTCATATAATATAATCATGGTTAATAATGCTTTAACATATTTAATTGATTCTGTTTTAGGTAGAGGCAAACCAACATCTAAAGGAAACAAAGCATATCACTGTCCAAGTTGTAACCATCATAAATTAAAATTAGAAATTAATTTAGATGAAACATCACCTCATTTTCAATCATATCAATGTTGGGTTTGTGGATTTAAAGGTAAAAAATTAACTACTTTATTTAAAAAATTAGAAATAGATTTTGATAAAGTAAATCAATTAAAATTATTAGTTAAATCTTCTCCTAAAGATAAAGTACAAATTATTGACAATAAAAAGGTTAAATTACCTGATGAATTTATATCATTAGTTAATCCACCTAAAAATATATCTACTAAACATGCTTTACACTATTTAAAAAACAGAAATATAACTAGAGAAGATATAATTAAATATAATATAGGTTATTGTGAGTTTGGTAAATTTGCTAATATGATTATTATACCTTCATATGATGCTGAAGGTAATCTTAATTATTTTACCGCAAGAAACTTTGATAAAAACTCTTCAATCAAATATCGCAATCCTGATGTCTCTCGAGATATCATTGGATTAGAACTTTTTATTAATTGGAATGTACCAATTACTTTATGTGAAGGTATGTTTGATGCTATTGCTATTAAAAGAAATGTTATACCATTATTAGGTAAAACAATTCAAAATAGCTTAATGAAAAAAATAATTAACTCTTCAGTACAAAAAATATATATAGCGTTAGATAAAGACGCAATCAAGCAGGCCCTAAATTTCTGTGAAACATTAATGAACGAAGGTAAAGAAGTTTATTTAGTGGATTTAAATGAAAAAGATCCAAGTGACATGGGGTTTGTTAATTTTACTAATTTAATCCAAAACACTTTACCTTTAACTTTCTCAAATTTACTTGAGAAAAAATTACAAATAATATGATAGAAAAAGGTCACTCAATCCATAAAAAAAGTATTAAACGTATACTTGAAGTAGATCCTGAAGGTAAACAAGTTAATTTTTTAGATAATAGATTTTATAAAAGAAATAATGAATATTATCCTTCTGTAACTAGTATCTTAAGTTATTTTCCTAAAGGTAAGTTTTTTGAGAATTGGCTTAAAGATGTAGGACATAATGCTGAACATATAGCTAGAAAATCAGCTGATGAAGGTACTCAAACTCATAGTTTGATTGAAAAATACTTAACTGGTGAACAAATCAATTGGTTAGATGAATATGGGCATGCAACTTGTTCATTAAATGTTTGGCAGATGTTACTTAAATTTGTTGAATTTTGGGAAACTGAAAAACCTGAACTAGTTGAAAGCGAAATACATTTATTTTCAGATATCCATAAAATAGCTGGTACTTGTGATTTAGTTGTTAGACTTAGAGATGAATTATGGATATTAGATATTAAAACTTCTAACAGTTTACACACTTCATATGATTTGCAATTAGCCGCTTATACTACTTGTTGGAATGAAACATTTGAAGATAAAATTAAACGTAATGGTGTTATTTGGTTAAAA